GTTGGATTACAGGACTATGTTTCTTGGGATACTTGCGGTATAGAAAGAGGTAAATTCGAGGAAATAAAGAACGCTGAGGGCAAGAAAGAAATGGTTTTTAAACCTAACGCATCCTCAGTTAGGTGGGGTGTTAAACATCTAGGCAAGACCATAGCATCTACTGAGTTATTCTCGCCCAATATTTTCACCGATGAAGTTTTAAGAAATCTTGATGAACATGTCATTAAGCCTAAGTTCAAATTGCCGGATCTATCCGATCCTACTGAAATTTTAGATGAATTGGAAATGGGTGGAAATGAAGTAGACGACAATGGAGAGGAATAAGATCGAGTTTAAGTACTTGATGGGACTGTGGAAAACTCTACCTAACTACCCTACTAAGAAAGATATAACATATGAATTAAGTGTTTATCTTTTAAAGGACGGCAGGCCAAACGGTGAGTTTTCTCACCAGACCTTTAATTCTGCTTTTGGATCGGACTGGGAAAAAACTGAGCATAAGGAAATCGTCGATGAAATGATTAAAGATGGTGACTTCGAAGAAACCTCTAAGTCATCTGTCACTAAGAGATGGTATAGAATTAAAAATAACCCTTATTATAACAGGAAATAAATGGATTTAAGTTACTCCGAAAATATTATCATCAAGAACATTCTAGAAGACAAGTCTTACCTAGAAGTTGTAAAATCTGATTTTTTTAAGAACGAGGGATTTAAAACCATAGTAGAGGTAGCCAAGGATTTTTGGGAGAGGTATAAGGAATCCCCAACTAGGGAGCAAATAAAAGAGGCTCTTAAAATATCTGGCAGAACCGATAGCGTATCGATAAGCGAGATTGATAGCATATACGATGTTGATCTAAATAAATACGACTCGGATTGGCTCATAGAGACCACGCAGTTTTTTATTGAATATAAGAACCTGACAAAGTCTGCTGTTGATGCAGTTAAGTATCTGCAGAGTACGCCTGTTACTTCCGAAAATATAAAGTCTGTTATTGAGACTTTTAAGAGTATAGTAAACGATAGAAATAATCTAGATTTCTCTTTCGATGAGGGATTAGATTTCTTTAATGCTGAGAATCACAAGCAACCCACTACCAACACGTTTTCTAGCGGATATACTTTTGTAGATACTGTATTAGGAGGTGGATTTTCAGCTAAGGCATTATATGTTTTTATGGGTATGCCTAAGGTAGGTAAAAGTTTATGGCTTGGTAATATAGCTGCTCAAGCAGTCAGATCAGGCCATAATGTAGGTATCATTTCTCTTGAAATGAGTGATCGAAAATATGTGAAGAGATTAGGTGCTAATATCTTAGGTATACCCGTTGGTGAATACAACGATAGAGCCGAGGATGACCAACTGATAAAGAAAAAAATTCAGTCTGTAGCTTTTGATAATCTGCAAATTCCTGGTAAATTGTTTGTCAAGGAATTTCCAACATCACAAGCATCAGTACATGACGTTGAGAGATATTTAAGAAAAATTGAGGAAAGTAAGGGTATAAAATTTAAGGTTGTTATTGTGGATTATATTAACATTATGAAGAATTGGCGAAATCCGAATTCAGAGAACACTTACATGAAGATTAAGCAGATTGCGGAGGATTTAAGAGGAATTGCCATGGCGAATGAATGGTCTATAATTACAGCAACCCAAACTAAACAATCTGATTTTGATTCATCGGATCTGAGTATCAACTCAGCTGCCGAATCCTCAGGTCTAGTAGCTACCGTTGATGGTATGTTTGGTATCATTCAGGATCCCATGATGTACGCAAATAGGGAGTATAAATTGAAGATATTGGCAAACCGTGATGATGGTTATAAAAATGCACATAAGATTTTCAACGTCGATTACAAGTTCATGAGAATAGTAGAGGACACGAATACACCCATGCACACAGAATAAAAAAATAGCATGGTAGAAAAAAAAGAAGAAGAAGAACAGCCTAAGAAAAAACTTGGCGATAAGATATTCGGTGCACATAATAATCCAACGAAGGACTCTGATTACAGTGATAACTTTGATGTTGATTTTTCGCACGTAATAATAGAGGACAGATACGACGAGGAGGAGTATCTCTATAAGAAAAAACTAGAGGAGGTAGTGTATGTTGCTTTTCAAAACTCACGCTGGCATCCGCTTAGCTATAAGAAGAAAATACCAAAGGATCTTATACCTCACTTATTCCATGAGATATTGGAGCAAATAGAGGGAACCGAATTCAGCTTCATAGAGAAGTTTGTCAGCATATGTGATTTCGTATCACTCTCGTATACTAAAGCATATGACGTGATCCCCACCAAGTATAAGGAAAAGATAGTCAACGAGCTGGAAATAAAATACAGCGTTTTATCAAAGAGAAACATAAGTAAATTGTTTTAATCGCTATAAATGGTAGAGAATAAGGAAGCTAAAAGAGTTTGGTTTATTACAGATACCCATCTAGGGGTAAGAAACAATTCTAACGAGTGGATAGATTATATAAGATCTTATTTCTTTGATTGGTTTTTTCCACTTGTAAAACAGCACTGGAAACCCGGCGACGTTCTGCTTCATCTTGGTGATTATTATGACTCTAGACAGAGTGTTAATCTTAAAGTTTTAAACATGGGTGTTGAAGTAGCCGAAGAGCTATCCAGACTATTTCCTGATGGGATTTATTTTATAATAGGCAACCATGATATTTGGGGGGTTTCCAATAATGGTGTCAATTCTTTGAAGTCAATAAAATGGGTACCTGGTATTACTATTTTCGAAGAACCTGAAACACTTGTACTTTCTGACAAGAGGTTTTATATGATGCCTTGGAGAAAGAATCATGACGAGGAGGAGGCCACTCTTGAAGGTGCTGAACCCCATGATTATCTGTGCTGTCATACAGATATAAGGGGCCTTAAGTTTAATAGAGCAGTTCATATCGAGAATGGTGCTAATATAGATAAATTTAGAAAATTTGGTAGGGTTTACTCTGGTCATATACACTATTCCCAGACAGTCGATAATATCAAGATGCTAGGATCTCCCTATGAGATAACAAGATCTGATATGGGTAATCCTAAAGGAATAACCCTTCTTGATTTATCTAACGGTGGTGAAACGTATTTTTCTAATGAATTTTCTCCTAAGTTTAAAAAGCTTTATTTTGACGAGATTTTGGATATGAATTCAATGGAAGTTGAGGAGATGTTCAGGAATAACTTCGTTGATATAATGATAGATCCAAGAATGGCTTTAAAGGCACCTCTGAATATCATAACAGATACAATACAGTCGCAAAGAAAATTAAGTTTTCATCCATATGATCCGGAGCAAGCAAACCCTCTTTCCATACAGATAATGGAAACCGACGGAAAGCAGTTCAATGTTTTAGATTTCATAGGTGAATATGTGAGAACTATTGAAACGGACGAAGACACCAAAGATAAGATAAAGAGAAGTTTAGGTAAACTGTATCAAACAGTTGTAGAAAAAGATCAGGAAAACAGAGAGCTATGAGGATAAAAAAAGTAGAGTGGAAAAATTTTGCTTCGTACGGCAATAGAAAGCAGATTCTTGAATTTCCCGATGAACCCTCACTTTTTCAGGTTATAGGGGAAAATGGATCAGGTAAGTCATCTATATCCCAGGTTATAACATTTGCTTTCTATGGTAAAGTAGAGGGTAAAAAATTAGGTGATATCCCTAATCGGATAAATGGAAATGCGTGGGTTCGTGTTGAATTTGAATCTGATGGCAGAAATATAGTAGTTGAAAGAGGTCTAGAGCCTAGCTTATTTGATTTGTATATTGATGGCATGAAGTACGATCAAGCTGGTCAAAGGACTGTCCAAGATTACTTATCTGATGATATACTAGGAATACCTTATTATGTTTTCAATAATACGATCTTACTCTCTATCAATGACTTTAAGAGTTTTATTAAAATGAGTGTTCAGGACAAAAGAGCAATCGTTGATAAAATATTTGGGTTTCATATATTGAACCAAATGAGGGATGCCCTTAAAGAGGAATCCAAGAAGATAAAGGAATCGATGGATAATCTATCGGGACAGATGACTTCAATTAAAAACTCAATAGAGAAGTCACACTCTGAAATGGAATTTCTTGTTTCTGAGATAGAAGAAAAGTCAAAGGAGAGATTAGGATCACTTAACGAATCCCTTGAAGCTTTTATCAATCTTCAGGAAATGCATTCTCAGAAAATAACTGATTTTAAAAAAATTGAGACGGAGTTTAACTCCAGTAATCTTAGTGCAAACCAATCCCTAGCGGAAGCAAGAACTAAGATGGAGGATATTTTAAGAAGATTGTCCCTGTACGAATCTGATAAATGTCCAACGTGTGAGTCACTCCTAGATACAGATTTCCATAGTAATGTTAAAAATGGTCTAGAGGTTGAATCTAAAAAAATGGAAAGTAATCTTAGTGAAATCGAATCCCTGATTTTAGATCTTAGAAAAAAAGAGACAGACATAAATTCAACAAAATCTGACTTGAGGGACAAAGGAAATAAAATATCTGCTAAGATTATAGAGGTAAACAGGGAAATAGAATCTCTGTCTCATAAGAATGGCAGGGATGAACAGCTTGGCTCGTTAAAAAGGATAATAGATAATCTGGAGAGCGACAGTCAATCCATACAATCTGAGTCTTTTAAGGTGGAGGAAAAATCTAACTGGATAAAGACTTTGGATGATATATTAAGCGAGAAGGGGGTTAAACAATTGGCTATACGAACCATACTCCCATCTCTTAATTCTGAGATATTGGACCTTCTTGGACAAATGCACCTTGACTATCAAGTAGTTTTTGACGAGGAGTTTAAAGCTACAATATATCACATGGGTATAGAAATACCTGTCCAGACACTCAGTACTGGAGAAATGAAGAAGGTCGATTTTGTCGTTCTTGTAGCGATAATGAAGCTAATGAAACTTAAATTTTCATCCATAAATCTTTTATTCCTCGATGAGCTTTTTAGTTCTGTCGATCCTGACGGAATCTACTCTATATTAAAAATATTGCAGAGAATAACTAGAGAACTTGGCCTTAATATATTTGTGATCAATCACGCACCCATGCCTCATGAGATATTCGATTGGAAGCTGGAGGTTAAAAAGATGAATAACTTTTCGACTATAACTATAGATAAGTTCTAATTTTTATTTTATAGAATATATAGGATAGAAAATATCTATTCAATATTGGCACAATCCGGAAGAAAAAGAATCCTAAGAGCTACTCAAGCTACCACACCTCAATCTCAGACCAAGAAAATTGATCAGAATAAAAAGAAGGCTGGATTGGGTAATATACCTAGCACATATTTTGAGCCGGGATTAAGTGGGGGTGTACCGGGTGTAGGATTATTGAAACCGAGACCAGTTTCCACACAAAACTATCAGCCGGTTACAAATAATCAAAATAGACCAGTATATAGTACAAATAAAATAGCTAAGTATAGTTATTTCTTTGTGGAATATGACAACATATACACACCTCTAAGAGATGGTGTTTTGTATACTTTTGTTGTTATTATAACCCTTTCCCCACAGACAGATAATAATGTGGCTATCATGTTAGGAAAGATTAAAAAGAGAATAACCCCTTTAACGGCAGATACTTACAAAAATGGATCTTTTAATCATCCGACATATGTAAATCAAAATGGAGATCCTTTATCGTTTAGATACGCGGAAATTCCTTTAGTTGTTCAAAAAACACCTGGAAGATTGGATAATGTCCCTGTAGGATATCCTAACTTTGATTCAACGCCCAGCCCAATTAGTACTTCCCAAGGTCCATTTCCGTCTGCACCTATTGTTAATTTCACAACAGCAACTGGTGCAACTTCAGGTGTTGCTATTTCTGCAGGTGGAACGGTTTATTTTATCGATGCCTCTGTTCAAAGTCCTTTCGCATATAGACCACTTGGCTGGATTTGGAATTTTGGAGCAACAGCATCACCCACGGGGTCCACAGATAGAAAACAGATAGTTACATATGGAGCTACCGGAGTATATAGCGTTACCCTTACTGCCTATAATGCAGGGGGAACTGGATCCAAAACAAAATCTACATTTGTAACTGTAACTTAATATGAGCGGATTTTTAGAAAAATACAACACGGACGAGGTATTCTTAAGGAACCTGATCGTATCTTTTATTAGGTCACTGAATGATAAGCTAACCTATATACAGGTAAACGATCAGCAGCAAACATTGGAGGTTTTCGTTCCCTTCTTTTATTCAATGACTGGAGACGAGAGCTTTCTGCAAGACTTCTTTATAGAATATAAAAACTGCCTTACGGACGAACCCCACGCGGAGGGTAACTATGACGTAGTACCAAGGGGCATAGTTAAAATGACAGCTAGCAATATAGATGTAGCTGGTATAATGAATCCCAATGTTAGAATGTCATACACCATAGAAGACCTAGAGGGTAACATGAAAACATTCTCTGCTTATACTAAGCCGGTTCCCCTTACCATTTCTTTTGATATTAGCATAATAACAGATACCATGCTAGATGCTTTTAAAATATACCAGTCTGTGATAACTACTTTTTATAAGACGTATACTTTTGCTTTTGAGTTTCAGGGATTAAGAATACCTGCTATTGCTGGATTCCCAGAGCAAATCACAAACGACAAGCAGTTTGAATTCACATACGGTAATTCGCAGAAGTTTATAACAAGCCAATTCTCCGTTGAAGTTCAGACTTATTTTCCTGAAAAGGACTTAACAACTGAAAGATTCAGAGGTAATTTGATGCAGGCAGGGATCAGAGCAGTCCAAAAATTGGACGAAAGAAACGTTGATAGAGGAAATAATAGAATAGTCTAAGGTTCTATATTACCAACACGAATATATAGATAAAACATTCGTGTCTTATGAACAGCTCACAACTCCCATTTAATCCAGAGGAATTTGCAAATAGAATAATCGACGGTAGTAATAGTAAAACCCTCGATCAGCTTTATTTTGTGGGTAGTGCTAAATCCTACCTTAAAAAGATTGACACCGGTAATACATTAACTGTGAAAGCATCTGGTAATTTCTTTAGTAATGTTGCAGGACAAGAATTCAGAGACATATTAGACGGTGGAACATCTACACCTGGATCATATCAGTATTATGGTGTGATTGTTGGCGGTGTATTCCCAACAGAAAAAAATGGAATATAAAAAATAACAATATAAAAAATGGCATTTAGAATTCAGATTAGAAGAGACACCTCCGTAAACTGGTCGGTCAACAATCCAGTTTTATTATCCGCAGAATTGGGATATGAAACAGATACAACTTTATTAAAGATAGGTGACGGTAGCACATTATGGAATGATCTTGGCTACTGGAACGGTAACCTGGCTATCGAGGTAAACGGAACACAGGTAGTACAAGGGGCAGGCACACTTAACTTTACAGGTGGTGTTTCTGCATCTGCAACTGGTGGCAGCGTGACTTTGGATTTCTCTGGAGTTGGCGGAATAACAGGACCAACCGGACCCAGTACTAGTATTGGAGTTTTTGATGCTACTACATTTGTAGCAGGAGCAACAGGCATACAGTTCTCCGGTGGTGGTGTTAGCGTGGCCTCATCTGGAAGCGTTGCTGTTGTTTCGATAAGTGCACTACAAAACTCACTTTATAATGAGACTGTAAGGTATCTAATCGATAACACAACAGCACAGTATTCAGGATCACCTACTATAGGTACCAATGACAAAATAACAATATGTTCATCCGGAAATATCTATGCGAATAGATCTTGGACTAGATCAGGAACAACACTAACAATAAATTCAACAGCTCATGGTCTTCTAGCTGGAGACGGCGTTGTTATAAGAAACGGTGCTTCGACCGATAGCTATGATTTTTATATAGTTCAAACAGCAAGTGCAAATTCATTTACTGTGACTGTTGCTAACTCCGGGGGTGCATCAGGAAGTGGATTGACATACATTCCTAGCTTTTCTGTTACATCATGGACATCAGGAACCTCTATGACTTTATCTTCGCCTACAGTAGGAAATGCACAACTTCTTTCTGTAACTGCTTGTACAGTTATGGCAGGTAGTGTTTTTTATGTTACAATAGACGGTGCGGGAATAAGCAACGGTGCTGGTGTTAATGGTTCAGTTAGGACAATGAACCCTCCTATTGTTTCTGCACAAACTACCTCTAATGGTAATGATCTAGGAGTATCGTGTAGTCTGGATATAAATTCACCATATCAAACATTCGGGGTTCAAAGTTTAACTGCTTCGGTTGAAAATCTAGTAAAAATGATATTCTAATAATTAATGCTTATAGATAACCTATTTAGTGGTGTAGTTGATTTTACCGACGGTAGCTTAAGCAGCTCAGTTGGTATCACCGGTAGTGCGACCTATGGATCCAGCGTGATAAGTGGTGTTGATAGTACTATTATTCCAGGATTGACTTCGGGTCTTCCTGTTAAAGCACTACCTGAGGGTATTATCAATCCTTCTACAACTATTGTTTCCTTGGGTTATGACACGATAGTGTTCTCTGATCCTGTAGGTTATACCGGATCTGCTAATTTTTACATAGGGTTAAGTAGTGGTAATTATCTTTTAAATAACGCTTTATTCGTTGACGTTAACAACATCTATAACGTTGGAGATATACCTGATTATCAAATAGGAGCTTCTGGTGGATTAGGAATTTCCCCTTTTGCGATTTACACGCAGGGAAGATATAACGGCCAGAAGAACCTTAAAGCAATATACGAAAAGTACATAATAACAAAAGTACTTTCCAGAAACACGGTAACTAATAGATTTAGCGCTATAGTTACTTGGGGATTTGCGGGATCTGCACCGTCGAGCGTTAATAGTGGGCAGACCGTTATACCTATAACTCAACTGTCCCCGATTAATTTACTGCCACCCATAATAGATTATAGAGCATTTAATTATAGGAATCTCCCTGGAGGACAGCCTTTTAACCAGGAGATATTAAACGTCTTAGATTTTGGCGGAAGTGGTGGGGGAACAGGAGATACAGGACCCACTGGGGCAGCAGGAAGTACTGGATCTCAAGGTATTACTGGTTCTCAGGGAGTTACTGGACCAACTGGACCAAGTGGACAAGGATATGCAATGGTAGGTAACTTAAATGGATTGACCATACCAATAGGTACAACATTTTATATAGGAATTGGAGCGAACACCAACACATCAACAGAAATAGCACGTAGAACTTGCGTAGTAGCAGGAACAGTGACTTATTTTTATTTAAGAACAGTGGCAGCTATGACAGGATCAATGGCTATAACGCTAATGAAAAACGGAGTGGCTACGGCAATGTCATTTACTATTGCAGCCACCTCGGCAGGCGCTTTATACAGCACTACTTCAAACACTTTTACCGTAGCAGACGGAGATGAATTGAGTATCAGAATTGTTCAGTCTACTGCTACAAGTACTGGTATCACATCTTATGGATTCTTAATTAAATAAAATATGAATTACACGTACGGACCAATTTATGACACAGCTTTATTCGAGCTTCGTGTTAATGAAATCATTTTTATTTTAGACAGCGCGGATAATGCTTACTTAAAGATGATAGCAGATTTTGTAGACGATAAAAAAATAAAACACTTCGTTGCTTTATTGCTTGATGATCCTGCTACGGCTTTTGAAATTTACAATAATGGCTAACGAGCAGAGCGCACTCAACTTCTTCGCTGTCGTTAATACCTTGTAAAATCTTATCGAAACAAAGATTGAACGATCTTATAGAATAAGGAAAGATACCGATAAATAGTTCGAATGTCATAAGCAAATATCTGTAGATATGGTGACAAATAAAATTAAAGAAGGAGAATTAATAAAAATGAAAAGCGTAAATTTACCAGAGGAGATTCTGTTAGAAATCCAGGATCTATTATCCAGAATTAACTATTCTAAAATGGATTTAGGTGAAGCCCACTTAGCAGTTTCTAATTTTGAAAAAGAATTAGAAAATTTAAAATCGGAGAGAGAGAAAAAGATAGCTATCTGCGTAGATCTAGAACACGAGAAGACCAGATTAGTGATGAGAATAGTGGAGACCTATGGTGAGGGAGACCTTGATCTCAATAGTGGTAAGTATCTCATAAAGTAAATTGGCAACCCTGGATGGTGATATATAGAGAAATCACTATCAAATAAGACCAGAGCCAATGAGTTTCAATCCTGAGGATAGGCTGCCCAAGCCAATTAATAAAGTTCTGAATACTAACGGTGAGCAATACGATCTCACCAACCCTAGATTCACAACTGCTGATGGACTGGAGAATACCACGAAGATTCCGTTCTCTTCAACGGATGATTATTTTTCAACACAGAATGCTGCTGAAGCTAGAGCCCAACAGATAGGATGTGGCGGATATCACACAGTTACCGTAGAGGGTAAGCTTTATTACAGACCCTGTGAAACCGCTAATTATTATTCTATTAGAAAGCAGCAGTTAGATTCTGCTCTTAATTTTCAATATATTGGGAACTATCGCGTATTAACATGGGACACACCTTTTCTTGGTGTTAGAAAATACAACGGGTGGATAATAGATGCTTCATATAGCAATAATTCAGGCCCTAGTATAAATCCTAATGATGTCCTTGTGGAGTTTAGATATTCCGTCGATGGGGAATCATGGTCTCTTTGGTCAACTGTGGGAACAGCAATGAACAATTTCTCCAATACCGAGTCTGCTATTTTCGAGATAGATTTGGATCCTGCGGATAAATTTTATCCGGAGTTTAGATTCACCTCTATATTAATTAATCCGGATGGGACATTGGGCTATGAAACTAACGAACCAGTAGATCCAAATGTAACCATAGTGGACTTCCAATTGGATCTTGAATATGATCTAGTCTATTTGTCTAACGCATCCTTAGATAATAGAGTTATAGCTCCTGCTTTAAGATGCTCTAATGAGTATACAAATAGACCCGTAGTATTTGACGATTGTAGATTTACCTTCAATCCTTATGCTGTTAACAGAGCTCTTAATCTTTATCAGGATCTAAGTAAAATAGTAAATAAGGTATTTGGACTTGATGTTAACTATTATTCTGTGCAGCCTCAGGCTAGGGGCAAGGATGTGATACTAAAAGAGTATACCCTATTCAACGTTGTCGATGAGAAGTGTATAAAAGTTCTAGTTAATCAGAATCAGTTCCCCGACAATAAAATTAACTATGACCCATTTGGTCTACAGTTCGATGAGCCTTTTGAGATTCAAATAGATCGGAGATATTTTGAGGGCATATTTGGAAACGGATCGCAACCTAGAAAAAGGGACATAATCTATTTCCCGATAACCAATAGAATTTATGAGATAAACTCGACTTATCTTTTCAGGGATTTCATGAACGCTCCTGTTTATTATAAGATTGAGCTGAAGAAATACCAGCCAAAGAGCAACACATATTTCCAAGATCCAGCATACAAAGAGGAATTAGATGGCATTTCACTCACAACACAGGAATTATTTGGTGCTGAAGTAACTAGCGAGGAAGAAAAAGTAACAAAGAGACAACAATACAACGAGACAACATATGTTAGATCTCAGGATCCCATTAGATCTTATATCTACTATAATTTATCTATTATTGGCTACGATCTTAATAATAACTGGACGATAGTTCTTAATAACTATTATGACCTTGAATCTTCATTCGTTGACAATTCAGAATTTACATCCGACCCTTTCAAATATAGGAATGCCATAAGATACAAGAACCTCCCTAGTCTTGGGGCTAAGGAAGAATTATCACTAACCGCCTGGTGGAATCTAAGAAATGCTTACGATGACACAAAGCTTAGAAAGATAGGATTTCCCGTTATAAATGTAGATGTTTCTTCCTATACTGAATCTTATGTTGTTTACTCTACCTACCCAATAAAGCACAACCTTACAGCATGGAACAGCTATGCAGATAACCCCAATGGATATGTTGCAATACAGGGTGATGCTTCTCACAGCGGGGGATATCTAGTAAGAAGTGTAATAGACGAATACACATTCACCACGATAAATCTAAGCGTTAATTTCGATCTTGGTGTTACGACATGGAAAATGCAAAAGGCACAGTCCCGTAATTTTATTAGCGGACTTTATACTGAAGGACTAGAATACAGGGGATTCAGGTTTGACCTGATCCACTCTGGATCGATGGAGCAAGATGCCACTAACTACATCCAGCAGGGAAGCTTCTACCTTAGACTTAATAACGACATAGAGATAAACTCTCCTCTTCAATTCACAGCAAAACATGATGAATGGTATTCTGTTGTAGTAAACGTTTCTAATAAATATAAGCAGATTTCAATAAATGCTTGGCAAATGTCATATGACCCGGTGAATCCCCAATCACAATCTAGTGAATTGATTAAGATACACGAATATGTCCAAAGCTTGGATGCGCCCGTTATATTTGATGCACCTTCTAACATAGTAACGGACGTAAGCAGCCCTTTCTATGGAACGGAGCAGAATTCATATAAGGTATTTACCTCCCCCTTATATTTGTCAAATATAAGATTGTTCAAGAATATGATAGATATAGATAATCAATCAACCGTCTTAAATCAGAATATTGTAAGAGACACACAGCTTGCACACATTATAGATAACGCTAAACCGCTTCTGAACGTTCCTAGATTTGTTCGTAGCCGTTAATTTTTTTAATTTATGCCACGTAGAAAACCAAAAATGAGCAAGGTCGTCGAGGAAAAAATCAAAGAGACCCTCGATTCAATAATACTCGATGAGAATTTAGATTCAGTAGAAACTGGAACTGGAGAATTACCGAGATTAAAAATAACGGTGCAGATGGATTTCGAGGAGGAAAAAATATCAGCTGCAAGGGATGCTAAGTCTTTGCTGGATTCCTTAGCCATGTTCTATCTTGATGATTCTGGTGCAGATAATAACCCTTATCTTGAATACCGTAAGAAAATAGATTCTATGAACATTTCGTCTATGACATTTCAGCTTAAGAGTGCACAGCATGCGATAACTAAGTTATTGGAAGAAATAGACATGGGTAATATGACGCCTAGACTTTTTGAGGTACTAGCTCAACTACAGGGACAGGTTATACAAATATCTAAAGATCACCAGGCTTATTTGGATAAAATGGAAAAAAGCTACAAGGTAATGAAAGGAGATATTGATCAGAAGAATTACAACGGCGCTGTTAGAATAGGGCCGGATGGGAATTATACAGAACCCGCGAAAGGATTAGGCGACGGTTCGGGAATTAAGGTTCGTGGAACAAGAGGATTAATGGAGAACCTGAGAGATCTAATAGGTGCTGAAATAGTAGACGTTAAACCAGAGGAGGTCAAGCCAGGAGCTATTGTTAATGCTAGGGATAAGATAAGAATGGATGCTGAAGAGAAAGGATACGAAGGTGAAATACCGGAGGGTGGCGACGATCTTCAGATAGAGGATGATCTTTTTAATTAATTTTTATGACGGAAGAGATAAGCAAGAATCAGCCTGGCCTAAATGATGGCAATTATTGGAGCACGGCTAAAGTTAACGAGTTACTCAGAAAAGCAGACGAGGAAGGTCTAGACTTCAAGAGTGTAGACAATCCTTTTCATGACAATAATCCTGAGCTAAGAAGATCCAATGTTCTATTCGAGTACACCCCTGAGGAGATAATAGAAATTGACAAGTGCGCAAGGGACGTCATTTATTTTTCAAAATACTGTCAGGTTATGACTGATACTGGTCTTGATTATATCACTCTGAGAGAATATCAAGAATCGGTATTAAGAGAATACCAGGCCAATAGATTCAATATATTTCTAGCACCCAGACAGGTTGGTAAATCCATAATGTCCGCAGTTTTCCTGGTGTGGTTTTTACTTTTCAACCACGATAAAAATGCGATGATACTGGCAAACGTTGGTGACACAGCAGAGGAGTTGATGGATAAGATAAAGGCCATAATAAAAGGATTGCCTTTCTTCCTGAAGCCAGGAATGATGGTCAATAACGTAATGTCTATTCGTTTTGATAATGGATGTAGAGTTATTGCTAAAACAACCACTAAGACATCCGGTATCGGTTTTACTATCCATTTTTTATACATGGACGAGTTTGCTCACATTAACCCTTCCTTTATGGAAGCTTTCTTTAGGTCTACGTACCCAACAGTATCCTCCTCTAAGGTATCCCGTATTATTATAACATCCACACCAAATGGAATGAATAAGTTCTATGAGATGTACGCGAGTGCTGTTAAAAGGGAGAACACATTTAACCCAATTAGAGTTGATTGGTGGCAGGTCCCTGGGAGGGATGATGCATGGAAGCAGAACGAGATATCTAACCTTGGGTCCGAGGAGCTATTCAATCAGGAGTACGGGAACCAGTTCTTAAGTTCCTCTACATTGCTATTAGGATCACAGGAGTTACAGAAGATAAAAAGAAACGAAATAGAGTACTTATGGAGAGAGATTGACGAGTTTCATTACTCTGACCTGAATTATGAGAATTTTCTATGGCATCCTAAATTTGATATAGATGGTGCTGCAGAGGGCAATAAAAAATACGTGGTGTCTGTCGACCTCTCGGGAGGAAACAGGGGGGATTTTACTGTTATTAACGTTTTCAAGGTCTCTCCTCTCCCAAGGAAAGCAATAGAAAGAATAAGTGAATTTGAGGACGAAGGGGATTTCTTTGGTCTTATTCAGGTTGGTATATTAAGGGATAACGAGATAAAACTAGAGGATGTAGTTAAGATACTTAGAATACTAGTAAAGAATATTCTAGGAGTAGAATCTGTGAAAATAGCACTTGAGATAAATTACAAGGGGGAGCTTCTGGTTGATAAGTTTCTTGCTGACGAGGATCTTTTTGAAGAACTTTTTGTTTACACCAAGCATTCCGAATCTGCTAAATCATCTAAGGTTGGTATAAAATACAACGAAAAGAACAAGATGAAAAACTGCGAGCAACTCAGAACACTGATTAGGGCAGACAGGATACTGATAAATGAAAAGAAATGGACAGTACCTGAGCTATTCACATTCGGGTTGAATTCAAGAGGAACCTATTCTAGTCAAACAGGCCACGACGACGTGGCAATGTCCTTAGTAAACCTATCTTCCGCATTTGAAAGCGGTGACTTCTATCAGTTGGTTGGTGAACTTTTCGATGCGATGGATAATTCTTATAAGGGGTTAATAATAAATAAAATGGGGGACAGCGGTCCTTCACCCACTAATGATGAATTTGGTTTGGGTAATCAAGGTCCTTCTACCAAGGACGGAAAAAGCTTCAGGGACTTTAGTTCCATGCTGTAGTCCCTTCTTTTTCTAATTTGGTTTGATATATAGACAAAGAAGAAAAAAATCGTAAAGAAATAATGGCACAAAAAATTAAAATCGACTATTCGCAATTTAGAGCATCAGGCGTTTACACACTGGAATTTGACAGTTCAGCTAGTGTTATTCTAACGTCTACCACTATAAGATTGGTAGTTGGATTCTCTAACAAAGGCCCGTTTAACACACCGGTTTACATTCCGGATGCAAGTACAATGATCTCAGTTTTCGGTGATATCGATAGATCCTTAGAAAACAGAGGGTCTTTCTTTCAAAGATCTATATTAACCTGCTTGAATGCGGGTCCAGTTTTTGCTTTAAGCCTATTAAAGCTTAATGACGACTTGGATAGTTCCACACCTGACGTTGTGGATTATAGATCATACTCAGTTGATACAGAGCAGTTTAATGGTATTTTAACTAGCAAACTATACTCGTCTTTTTATAATAAAGAGAGATTCTGGTTTGCTTCGACTGAATATTTCTTGGCTACGTTGAGCCTGTTAGATCAAGGAAGATTATTTAATCTTGTTAACCTTGGTCAACAACCAATGAGTGTAATTATAAGAAAATCAACAGACTCTACAACTCCTATAAAAGGGTATAATATCTTCGCTATAGATTGGTACGGTGCTGACAATGTGCCTAGTTTCATGCATCCTTATGATTATATACAGGATTATTTTATTGACGTTATAGCAGTCTCTGGCCAGTGGACAAACTATCCCCAACTTTCTGTAGACCCTCAGTGGGCTCAGTATTTTACAGCTAATGGATTTATTAAGAGCCAGATGGATAATTTCCTTAATAATCCTAATGTTCAGCTTCTTGTCTATCAAACTGGATGTATAATTCCTGATTTTATTGATTTGAATGGTGCTAATCAGTACATTCAAACTTTGATCAATAGTAACACTGCTGCAACGGGTTTATTCTGTGCTATTGATGAAAAGGCTTTTGATGATATTTGTAATAATGTTTACAGAATAGATCTTGTAGGTAATAACCTTATTGATGAATTAACTTCTGATAGGGACTTACTAAGCCCAAGATTAGATTTCTTAAGCTACGATCAAGCTCTGTTAGCTGATTATCTTTACACTGAAGTTAGTTACGGAGTTACTGGTGCATCCGGTGCAACTGGTGGTAATATGTACGTTGGTACTTTATTCGACCCGATCACATTCGGAGCTACCGGTGGTACAACAGACAAGGGTCTTTACGCAAATACATTCCAGGCTTACGATCCGAATGCATTTGATGGTGGATATCACTATATCATTACAGGTACAGGTGGAGCACCTCCTTTAACAACATCTCAGAAATCTTCACTTAAGACATTCTGTGACATTTCTTCTTCAGCGGATCAGAAATTTATTATAGGTAAAGCTACTATACCAGCTGGTGTAACAGGATCTGTTCCTTTGAGTTTCGGTGGCTCGAATACAACTCAGCTAGTTAAACTTAAGATAGCTTTAACTAAGACTTCTGGATCAGAAGTTAAAATTCTATGGCAACATCCTTTGGACACTGCTTTCTACAGGTCTCAGGGAATTTCAGTTGAGCCTTGGGCTTACCTGCAACAAGTTCCTGTCGATCCAGATATCGCATTCTTAAATTCAGGAGTTGGTGTATATCAATTCGGATGGGCAGATAGAGTAGGAGAGGAGGATATTTTAAATCCAAATGGAGCTGGAGTAACTGGATCTGGCTTCCCTAATGGCTATTCCAATTCTTTGATAGCGTATTCCATGTCTGATCCTTATATTGATTACCAATATAATGAGACTGCAGATGGCGATATTATTTGGAAAAATTCAGACGGGTCTGACGCTCAATACATAGATTACCAAAGTCTAGTTGATGCAGACGGATTTTCTTACGTAGCTGTTAGATCTTTTAGTAACACCTCGCTGGATATTACTAGTCTAGAGGATATTGCTGCTTTTGGTGCTTCATATGCTTCGGATAACGTGGGTCTACCAGTTTCTGCAGGAAAGCTAAACATCATATCACAAAATGGAAACATAAATGATTACTTAGACGTCATAACTAGGGTAGATGCCACAACGTTTACTGTCGGTTTAGACGCTCTTGGTAACGTTCCTTTAGCAGTTGGCGATTGGATAGTTACTACCGACCTTAATATATGCCTAGATGATGCAGGAACAAGACAGTCTAGATTAGGAAAGATCACTACAGTTTCTGCTACAACAACTAGCGGTGTATATAGAGTAACTTGTGCTAGACCAGTACTTTATTATTCAGGAACGCCTCTAAGAGTTCAGAAATTCACATCAATTGAGGATTTCACTACATCTTTTGATTTCACCTACTTTCAAGGGTTCGTTATGGCTGAAAGACATAGACCAAATGGAACCGATGCTAGAATAACTGAGATATTAGATGTACTTTACAATACAGATCTTGCTATAGCGCTATCTAATAAGGACGCTATAACTTACAGATACATTATCGATACGTTCGGTGGACAAATACTTCCTAATTCTAAGTACCAATTGAGTAAGTTGGCGATGATGAGACAGCAATCACTTGCTATTATCAATGCACCTTCTACCGCTCAATTTCAGACTTCGCTAGATCCTAGATTTACTGATGCACCTACAGCTGCTAACCCTAAGCCTTTGTTAAACACTGCTTATATAGCTTCCGGGGGTAACCTATCTTTAAACCCTACTTATACATTCAGTCTTCCATCTGAAGCTGATGGAGCTAAATTCTGTGCATTCTACTCGCCTTATATCACTATAAGAGAGTCAAACAGAAACGTAAACGTTCCACCAGCAGCTTTAGTTTCTAACAATTTTGTTAGAAAATTTGCAACAGGTGAACCTTATGCAATCATAGCCGGTCAAAAAAGAGGGGTTCTTTCGGGACAAACAATAGTAGGTGTTGAATATGACTATAGTGATGCTGACAGAGGAAATCTAGAGCCATTTGGATTGAACCCTATCATCAGAAGAAAAGGAGTTGGTGTAGTTATATTCGGTAACGGAACTGCTTATCAACAAGTTAACTCCGCATTCAGCCTTGTACACGTTAGGGATTTGCTCATCAGCATTGAAACTGACACCAATCAAATTCTTTCTAACTATCTGTTTGACTTCAACGAGGATTCAATCAGACTTGAAATTAAGACTTTGGTTGATAATTACTTGGATGGAGTAAGAGCAGGCGGTGGTATTTATGCTTATAAGACCGTCATGGATGCTACTAACAACACGCCAGCTATCATAGACATGAATATGGGAGTGATTGATATAATCATCGAACCTGCAAGAGGTATACAGAAATTTATTAACAGAATAACTGTGACCAGAACGGGAGGAATCGCAGCAGGAGGATTTATACAGTTCGTTTAAAATAATGACCATTAAAAAAGGCTTAGAATATATTCTAAGCCTTTTTTGTGTATTCCCATTTGAGATTACCAAAATCCCAAAGTTTATAATAACCTCTTTCTGTCATTATTAAATTCTCTGTTTTACCCTTATCGTATCCTTCCTTGATTAATTTATCTTTTCTGAAGTTAAATCTGTGGAATCTTACATTTCCTTTACACCACCAGTAATTAGGGAATGTTCCTTTATCTATATAGCTTAAAAATATTTTTAGAGGATATTCTATGTGGGTGAATATATAAAAAAGAATTTGATCCTAATTGGATATATAAATTAAAAGAATAAAATGGCAGGCCTACCACATTTTTCAAACTCGATCTCATCGATGAATAACTTTGAACCGGTTTACTTAAACCAGTTTGAGGTAGTAATAAATCCACCAGCTGCCGTAGCTGGTGGACCTATTCTTTTACAGCATGTAACAAAGGTTTCAGGTATGGAAGTAGATAAAAATCCAGCACCTGTAGCTCAAAAGTACAAGTTTGCAAAAAGAAACTACGCGGGAGCTAAACCAGATACTACGGGAATGACCCTTTCCATGAGTTTCACTGTTAACTTGAACGATGCTAATTCTATGTATGTTTTTAAAACACTAAGACAATGGACGGATCTTATTTATAATCCACTAACTGGAGCAATGGGTGTTAAGAACGACTACGTAGGATCAATAGTTATCTCAATCTTTAATAAAAACGGTGACGTTTTTAAAAGAGTAGTTTGTAAAGACTGTTTCCCTATAAGTTTTATTTCTCCAATGAATCTAAGCTATGCATCAGAAGAGGTTTGGAAGATAGATAATTTGGAATGGGCAGTCGATTATTACGAGGATTTATTCCTATAAAAAAATTAAGAAGAAATGTCAGGATTACCCCACTATACTAATTCCCAAGCTTCTATACAGCTTTACGAACCAGTTTATCTTAACCAGTTCGAGGTTATTATTAATACCCCAGCCGGTGTTCAGCAGTTACCAGGTTTAAATGGTGAATTGATACTTAGCCAACAGGTTAAATCTATATCAGGTATGGCCGTTGATATACAGCCATCTGCGCCAGTTGAACAGTTCTATAAGTTCGCTACTAGAAGATACGCAGGGGGTGAGCCTTCTACGACTGACATGGATTTAACCATGGAATTTGAGGTTAATCTTAACGAATCCAATTCGATGACTGTGTATAAGACCCTTAGACAGTGGTCGGATCTTATCTATAATCCATTGACTGGTGCTATGGGACTTAAGCGTGATTATGTTGGATCTATGGTTATATCTATATTCAATAAGCAGGGTGATGTTTTTAGAAGAATAAGAATACCGGTTTGCTTTATAAGTACTCCGATAACAGCTTTGGAGCTAGATTATGATCAGGGAGCTAGTATCTATAGTATCAGTATTCAATGGAAATGCGATTACTGGGAAGATCTTTTCTTGTAAAATAAAGGAACTTAAATGGAAAGGACACTATAAATTGTGTCCTTTTTTTGTGGACCGTTATATAATTTATAACATAAGATCTTAATATTATGAAGAATTTATCGCCCGAGGAGATCCTCAGAAATAAAGAAGCAGCTAGTGGATTCGTCTATGACGAGCCTAAAGTTGAAGTAGTTGTAACAAATACGGAGAATCCGGTTACCCTAAATGAGAATGCTTACGCTTCACAGGAACAATCTCCTTCTAAAGATCCTATTGAGGAGCAGACTGTTCAGAACCCTCCTAATTCGTTAGGCAGGATCGAAAGAAAGCATCCTTATTTCCAGCAGGAAGCTCAATCTACTCAGCCCAATAATAGTGCTCAAAAACAGCCTGGAGAGTTAGGTTGGAAGAATATACCAATGAGTATACTCCCATCAAAGGGTATGTACTACCCGGACGGTACCAGAATAGCTATTAGAGCTGCGGAGGTAAAGGAAATTAGACATTTCTCAACAATAGACGATGAGGATAGAATAGACATAGAGGAAAAATTAGGTTACATCCTCGATAAGTGCATGAGAATGGATTTTCCAACACAGGGTATAGTTTCTTACCAGGACCTAAAATCAGAGGATAGATTTTTCATAACACTAGCAATAAGGGATTTAACTTTCACTAGAGGCGAGAATAGCGTTATATTGATTCCCAATAATCCTTGTGAATCTAAGGAATGCCCGGTAAGGGACGGCTTTGAACTTAGAACCGGTGTTTTGTCCATGTATGAGATTGAAGATAAGATACTGGAATATTATGACAGCGAAAGAAGATGTTTTTCTTTCGATATAAAGAAGTTGGATAAAAATATTAAGATGTTTGTTCCTAGTATAGGAGTTACTAAAAGAATATCTGATTTTATCATATCCCTTGCAAAGAGAGG